CAAAGGTCAGCAGGTCTACTTTGCAATTATCCCTTAAATTCATCCTACACCCCCTTTAGCTTGTGACAGAAACAACCCTACCAGGGAAACATGGTGATGCCGAGGGTCGTCTAACAAGGAATGCTGAATTTACAGCAGTTACTCCATTATAGGTTGATACCTGGATACCGATGTATTTTGGTGATGCCGTTGATAGCTTGTGTGCTGCAACATCAATGCATCCAAATGCCTTAATCATATATGGTACGATGGTGCTTGCTGCTGCCGTTGTAATTAATGTCAACCCTGTACCCATATCATCATCAGGCTCAATCAGAATCTGCCCTGTTGCATTGTAGTTTGCAACTGCTCTATAGTGTGGCAGTTTGTCAGATGTTGCATTGCCATTGATGGCGGAAGCAAGTTTTTCCGCAACACCTTCGCCAGAAGTTCCCACGCCTGTCTGAGTAGTCTGATAATCAATTCCATTGATGGTGATTTTTGTTGCTGTAGTCAGATTTGAGGATACAAGCAACATCGCTGTATGAATACCTCTTGCCTCTCCTGCTGTTGCTGCTCCAAGGGTTAGTGTTGCACCAGATATTGCACTGGCATTTGCTGTTGCTGCTGTTCCTTCAGTCACAGTGTATTGTACATAGTTTGCAGCAGATGCAGTTACCCCAGAAGATAATGTTGCTGCGAACCTTGAGTACACCATAACTGAAAAATCCTGCCCACTGTTCAAAAGTACCTTTCCATCAGACGTGGCAGCAGCAGTTGAAAAATTTGCAAATATAGGGTCAATCCTTATAGATTCAAGTGGTCTTTTCATTGTGTACTCCTTAGCTTAAAATAACAAACGGTGAAACAGTGGAAGACGTTGTACCCTCAAGAATGAGAGGTTCAGTCAACCATGATTTACCGTCTACATTCCAAACAATCTTAACGGCAGACTTATTGGAAGTCCAATAGACATGCTCAGACCATGAGAGAAAGGGCCCTGAACCATCCTTGATGATATAAGAAGCCATATCAGCAAGTATAAGGTCACCCTTAGTGCCAAGAGTAGGCAGTCTATCAGAAAATACAATAGGGATACCAAACAGAGTGCTTGGCATTGCATCTCTTGCCGAACCCATAAGAGCACCACCCAACCAAACACTGTGACTACCTGCATCCACCATTGAAGCTAATGCAGGAATTGTAGTTTGGCTTGCAACCCATACAGGCGAACCCCCCATTTTGAGCCTTGCAAGCATCCCGTAAATATCTGAAAATACAATAGTGCTTGCAGTTGCTCTTGGATAAGTAATGGCAGCAGGTGAATTGATAATACCCATTGATTTATTAATGCCATCACCACGGAGAAAATCATAATCCTCTGCACCAATCATTGCTGCTCGTAATTGAGTAGTGAGAAATACCGTCGCTGCATCCCAGTTGGTCATAAGTTTGTTTGTGGCAACAATGAACCCACTGATTTCCTTTGGTTCCCAATATACTTCTTTGAGTTTTGCTGTGGTTTCCGTCATAGTCACGCCTTCGCCTGTGTGTACCAGAGTTACTCCACCATACATGTTTGCACCGCTTGTTTGGTCAATAGCCGGCATAGGTAGTTTAGCATCAGGTGGATTGCCAGGAGGAATTACCGTTGCTCTTGGTCTAACAATACCTGCTTGAGGTGCAACTCCCCAGATGGTTTCTTTCCACTGTTCAGGAATTGCAAACCCACCAGTAACACCTGTACCCATTTGCTGCTCTCTCTGTTCTTCTGGAAGATAAGACCTTGTTACCAACCTTGGATCATTTGGACGGTTAGCTATGCAATCCATCATCTCGCCAATATTCTTGAATTCCTTGTCTTTGTCATATTCAAGCTTTTTTGCATGAATGGCAATATTCTTGAATGGATTGATAATATCATTTCTATGTTCCTCAAGAATTGCAATCTTATCCTCTGCCTTGATTCTCGCAATGATACCATCAAGCCTTGCATCAAAAGCATTATATGCTGATTGCTCCTCTGGGGTAAAACCCCTTTTTTCTTCATCTGCCTTATCAAGCATTGCCCTCATGGCATTCAAAATTTCGTCTTTCTCCTGTCGGAGTTCCATTGCATTCATTTGATACCTCCTAATTGTGATTTAAGTTGCAACCTTCTTCTTTGTATATCATTGTGCCAAATATAATCATGTGATTTATCAGGCACTTTATTGTATTCAATACTTTTTCTGTATGCAGTATGGCTTCTAACTGCTATTTCTGTTTGTGCATAAGCGGGAAAAGTAACAGGACTTACATCCCACAACTGTACACTCTCAAGAGTTCGTATATCTATTCCATCGTCTTTTGTTTCCCACGTTTCTTTGTTGACAACAAACCCAAAGCTCATCTGGGTAATATCACCCCTCTCTATTGATACGGCCAAATCTCTGGCATACTGAGTATCTGGCGGATAAATCGTAACCGCAAGTCCTTTCTCATCTTCGTTAAGTTCCAGCGTATTTGTTTTTTTGTTCTTTCTTCCAAGAACAAAATTTGGATTATGATTTATTAGTGCTCTTATATCATCATTATTGATGCTGTTTTTAAATGCACCAGGAGCAATCTTTTCTCTGAACAATCCTGCAATATCTGTCTCAACATTGAATATTGCTGCATAACCAACCATCTTTTTCTGTTCGCTGTTATTATCAATGTTTCTGATTTCAATGAGGTCAAAATACCTTCTTTCAATCTCCATCATACTCTTCACCTTCCTTCTCATCAGTGATTTGTTTTTGTAACTGCATCCCTGACTCAACCATATTCATTGGTTGTAAATAAATATCACCGTTCGGAATGCTATTCATATTCTCAAGCCTCCTTACATCATTGGCACTTAGCCACCCCCACTCTCTGCCAATCTTGTAAGCATTGTATCTGGCAGTTGTATCAGCCCTAAGTAAGCCCTCCATGATAAACTCTACAAATGTTTTCTTTCGTTCTCTTGGAGTAAAAAGGTTCTTTTGTATTGATTGCTCCCAGTTTACGCACCAGGGCAACATTGTATGTTTTACAAATGAAAGGAAAAACTGTTCTGCTGATGCATAGGTTGAAGTCTTGTCGCCTTCCTGAAGAAGTATAAGGGGTACATTAAACCATCGTGCAATTTCTTTGGTTTGAAATGACCTTGTTTCAAGAAATTGTGCATCATTATTACTCAATCCAATCTTTTCAAACGACATACCTTCTTCAAGTACCATAGTGGTGAATCTTTTTGTGTTCTGGAACTCAATAAGAGATTCTTTTAAGTTTTTCCTTGCATTTGGTTGCAGTGAAGATGGATGCCTGATAACTGAGGATGCTACAGCAGAGTTCCCAAAGAATTGGCCACCATAACTTTCTGCTGCCAATGCCAACCCTATACCTTCTCTTGCAAGGGTAATTCTTGATATGCCTTTTAATCCATCAGTAACAAAGTCTGTTATATGCCATATATACTCGGAAGGAAGTAAGAATTGTTTTCCTTTTTCATCTGTGTACGTATAGACAATCCTGCCATCATCTTTTTTTTCAACTTCCATTCTCTTTGCATTGAGAGGATATAATCCCGTTAATACTCCACGCTCGTTGAATTCCTTAAATGCATATGCGTTTCCTCTCATAAGTATCATGGTCATCATAAGTCTCATAAATTGAAATGCAGTCTGATACTCATTTGGTTGTGAATGCAATAAATGATAGTTTGGATGGTCTATATATCTTTCTTTGGTATTTTCACCTGTCCTCTTATATACTATCAATGGCATCGATGCAAGGGTTTCTGACAGGATATTGATACATCCAAAGATTGTTGATTGAGTAAGTGACAAATCTGGTGTAACCATCACACCACTATTTGCCATCATTCCCATTGGTTGGGTAAGCCAAAGGTTAGGGTCATCAATCCTTCCCCTTCTCTCAAGCCCAAAAATATTTAGGATTTTATCAGATAGCTTCAATATAAGTCACCTTATTCTATTTATAGGTGACTCTCAATTTTATTTTCGCTTATTTCTTTTATTTCACGTTATTTATTCGATGATTTCAGAATTGTTTTGACGGATACTGACGTGATTCTTACAACACCACCTATTTGTTTTGCATCAAGCACTCCCTCATCACACCAGTTATAGACAGTTCTCTTGGTAACTCGAAATATATCAGCAACCTCATCAGGTCTTAGTAGTTCTTTTCTGAATATCTCAGTTGACATGGTCACTCCTTTGTATAGATGACATTTTCAACGATAATATTTTCCTTTAACCTTCTGTATCTGCTGTGATTATCCATAACATTGAATATATTATTTGTAGTATATCCGTTTAGGTGCATGATTTTATTCAGAAGCATTTTGTTTGTGCACGTTGGGTCTACTTCTATCAGCAGCGACTTGCACCAATCATGCGCCAATGTCCATATTGCTCCCTCAATGATTGCAAACTCACCACCATCGACGTCAATCTTAATATAGACAGGTTCTTTCATATTATTTTTTAATACAAGGTCATCAATAGTTGATATAGGTATATCTCCCGTGATAGGTTGAACAAGCAACTTACCATCTGCCCCGCCTACCTGCTGTGTATCAATGAATCTTCCCATTGATAATATATTTGATAGCGCAATCCGTAATGGCATTATATTTTTTAAGTTATTGATGATGCAATTTTGTTTAAGCCTATTCACATTGAGTTCTGATGGTTCAAATGCATATACCGTCATCTCTGGATATTTAGTTGCAGCATACAAGGAATATATCCCTATGTTTGCGCCAATATCCCAAAAACTCCCATTACCATTGAATGAGTCTATCCAAGCAATGGTTTCTGGTTCTTTTGTCCAGAAAGTATTTGCCCTCCATCTCTCAATATCATTCGTTTGTATTAATTTAAAGGGTAAATCCATAGGGTATTTTCTCCACCTTGGGGAGTAATGCCGTCTTCTTCTCAATAAGGTATTCTGCATATACCCAGTCCTTTTCTGTATTTAAATCATATCCAATAATTTCATCTGTTAAAAATAACTGTTT